CTCAAATTTTTTGACCAGATTTGACGGTGGTTTCCAGCCGTTTTCGTCAATTCTGTAGGAAATCACATCGCTTTTCTGTGATTTGTAGCCAGAAGCGTATGCGGCTCTGGCGACTTGCAGTGCTTTGGCTTTTGTATCAAATGGCCCTTGCGAACCCCAATACCAGCCTGATGATTTCTTTGTGAGTGGCATTATTTCAAGAATCTCAGTTTGTATTTGGTGGAATCTGCCAAATCAAGCAGTTCATCCACGATGTTTTGCAGTTCGCTGTCCTGCGGGAATCCGGGCATCTTGCGATAGCTTTCGATTTGGTCGCAGACGTACTGAACAAACTCCAGACCATTTTCCCCCAGAAAAAGTGCCTTTTCCGCGAAAATTATTTTCGAGTATCGGCCTTGGTATGCCTCAATGAATTTGTCAGCCAAGTCATCAAGACCATCGTAAAAGTCACCCAAAGCCATGTGCTGTGAGTAGCTGTCGGTGGTGAGATGGTGGATGTGACCTGCTGTGACGCTGTTGAGCAGACACATAGCGAATTCGCCCATGACGTTTTGAGGGGCTTCTTTGATGCTGAATTTCATGGTGGATTCTCCTGCTGTCATTGTATAACCGTAACGTCTTTTGACCTAGAGCGAATCTTGTTGCGGGTTTTTTCAATCATGCGCTCGTAATCTGCTCGGCTGATTGACTTTCTTTGCTTGGCTCGTCCACCAGCCTCACGGGTTATGTCTATCGTGTCTCTCATGCTGTCCTCTCAATACAAACAAGGTATCGAATGTCGCCAGCCTTCGATCCAACAGCGGTGAATAACTGCGTAGTGAACTCTTTGCCAGCAAGCTCCTTTGGTCTACGGCTTTTTGGCGTATTTACTGTTCGCATAACATTGGCGTAGTTGTCCAAGTCGGTTTCAATGTAATTGCGATATCCGATTTCCTGCATTGACGCAAGAAAAGTGTTCCAAGAAATCTTATGCATTGTTGCGTTCCTTCAATTTGGCTTCCACACTTTGCCAGCGTGGTCAATCTCACCCACGATGTGGGCCATTGGCTGCACAGGTGCTGGCTGTGCGGGTGGGGTGGTGTAGAGGGCGATTGGCTTGAATTCACTTGATGGCTTCTTCCACCGGAAATACTTGTGACCAACTGCGTTCTCGCACAAATACGCCACAGGCTCCTGCACGGGTGCTGCCCTCTCATCAGCACGAACAAGGGCAACAAGGCGCTCAAGTTCAGGCGAAACGTATGGCACTCCCTCAAAGTACATCAAGGGGAAGCCAGCTTCTTTGCAAAGTTCTATCGTGTCTCTCACAAACAACTCCTCAATGTCAACAGCCCAAGCATCAGGACAATGAATCCCAACACAGCCCATACCAATTGCCCATCAGCCGGGGTTGGCTTTTCGTTTTCCAATTGCTTGCGTATCGGGCAATCTCTGCCTTGCTGACAGTTACCGTATTCATCACAACAGTTCATTTGATAATCCTAAGAAAAGCGCCACAGCGAACGCATACATACAAAGGTTTTTCAGGGACTTCTTCCCATTTATGTTGGCAAGTCATGTTCCTTTTGTCCCCCAATCAGGCATCTTTTCTTTCGCGGCAAGTGCTTCAAGCTCCACAAACAATTCGTGCAATTCGTGGCTGTTGAATGTGCGGCTGCAATAGCATCCCCAGAAATAGGCTGCTTCTTCCCACAAGCATTCTTTAAACAGTCTGTCACGCACATATGCGCCGGGGCTGTTGGGCATATACAACTTTTGGCTGTCTTCAATTTCGGCTCTCATAGCCGCTGCAATGGCTGTGTAGTTCATGTTTGTCCTATCTTGTTTAGTGTCCACTCAAGCAGTTCTTGCTGAGTGATGTCATAGTAGTCAACAAATCCCTTGCTGCCTAGCCCGTGGAAACCCTTATTGCCACGGTGATGTTCTACGCATAACGGAATAAGTGTCTTGTAGTCACCTTTTCCCCAGCCTCCTGCTCTCAGGTGATGGAGTTCCACAGGAGCCGGGTCATGGTCGCCATGCAAGTGATGACACAGCGCACAGCCAAGGCTTGCCACGGCCTGTTTATGCTTCTTCTCTGCGTTCTTCAATCGTGACTCCATTAGTGTTGGCCCAATACAGCAACCACTCGGTAAAGCTGATGGCTTGCTCTTTGGTGAACCGTCTGCTTTGGTGGCCTAGCTGGACGATGCGTTCGCCATCAATGCTTGGCATTACCTTGCTGATGGTTTTCATCTCGCCACTTTCGTGCGCCCATTGATCTATGCAGAATCTTTTCCAGCTTTCAGCATTCCACTTGCATCCATGCAACATGGCTTGCTTGGCAATCTGACCAATGATGCTGTGGTACAGCTTTTCTTGATCCCGGCTTTTCATGTCAGGTGTCACGTTTTACCTTTGAAATTACATAAGCCCAAAAAGCACCACCAGAAACTTTTGCAGCAAATTGCATTGCGACTATTTGCGGCATCAACACACCAAAAGCCAATGTTGGGAAAACAAGACTGTCTACAGCAGCACCAGCAATGTTGCTACCGTTTGCTCGTTTAATCCATGTTCCAGTAAGTTTTGCAAACACAGCCCAATCAACAACAGATGCGGCAGTAAATGACACAGCAGAAGCAATTGCAATCATTCCAGCAGCAGGGTTTAGCAAATATGTCAGCAAGCCAGTGCTAACAATCAAACCACCCATTTGCCATGCTTTTAGCTTTTGATGCAACAGATCGCGCAAAGCCAAATCAAGACCAATAAACAAAAATGAATTTATTGGAGATACCCAAGGGCCGAAATGTGAGATTGACAAATTGGCGGCAGTCATTGCCAAAGCGTAAATTGCGATTGCTGTTTTCATATTAAAGTTTCCTGTATAGGTTGTTTAATCCATTTTTGAGCAGCGTTATGAGATTCAATTCTTTGTCTCATAACCATTGCTCTTGCTTCTTTTGTCGGTGGTGGGTAGTTTCCATTCTTCCAGTTGTTGTCAATTCCTATGTTTCGACCAATGTTTGTGCTGTCAGCAGATGCAAAAGGCAACTTTGTAAACACTTCAGGGTCAAGCATACGCAAACCATGCAATTTGCAAACTGGATACCCATCAGGACAAACAGCATTCATTGCTTCTGCCATACGTCCCCACCACAAAGAATTGCCAATTTCTGCAAATTCACCAGAAGAACCAATGCAAACACGATGGAACGTCCGAGCTAACCATGTCAATCTGCTTATTGATTCGTGCATATGCCAAACAGGTGCGCCAAAAAAGTTACCCAAAGGCCAAGCACGAACAAGAGCGTTGTTGTCGTCTTCAGTCCCGTCAATCACATCAGGAATAACGGCAAAGTCACAGTTAGGCATCTTTTTGCACATTAATGCCCATTCGTAAAAGTCAGACCAATCAATTCTTGGATTGCCACTTTTCCAAGCACTGAAAGCCCCATTGTCAACAGCAAATGATTGACACACTTCAACGGCAACGCCAAGTTGGTCAGGATGTTGGAAAGATACAAAGCCGTGACCAGCTTGTACGGCAGAGACAGCAGCAGTTGCTGGCGTGATTGGCATACCGTGATAGTGGATCATGGCAATTCTTCCCTGACCAAAACATGAACGCTTGCAATTGTGTCGTAGCGTTTTGACACTCGCAACTTAACGACCTGCACATCATCTTTGTAGACGATGCCGTTCATCGCATCCAAGTAAAGTTTTGCTACGTTATCAATGTCAGGCTTCTTAGGAAACTCCAAACCATTTAAACAGGCTTCCTTGCGCTTTTTGGAGTAGCTGGCGGGGATTGCATGGTTGATCCAAATAAAGATGGCTACAGCCGTTTCTACGGGTATTGCCGGGCACATTGAAGACAGTGCTTTGCTGGCAATCAGGCTTTCATAGTCCACAGTCTTCTTTGGTGTGTATGTGCGTCCACGGGAAAACCTTGGTCTTTGTTTGCCAACAGGATCGCCTTCAACACTAAACATTAATTCAAATGTCATAAAGGCGACTCCCCTGCGTTTTCACGTTTTTGCTTTTCGTACTCTTGAATTTGCTTGCGTGTCCAAGGTATTGGGCCTGATGGTGGGGGAAAGGGCCAAATGTTCATTCCAATTCTCCGTCTTGTAATTTCTTCATGTATCCACGAATACGAGCAACAGCGCCCGTACCGTATTGCTTTTCCAACCATTCCATTCTGGCTTGCGTCAGAACTTTTTGCTTGGTCACTTGGTAGGTGCAAAGCAGCACTCTTGCTTCGCCCAACTCAATCATGTACCTGTCGCCAGAGTCTTGAATCTGTCTGCGTGTCATGGGTAAGGCCAAAGTTTAATTAAGCCCCACTTCATCTTGGGGTACTTGCGAACAATGTCTGTTTTTTGCAGACGCTGAATGCTGGCCCAAACTTGCTTTGTTGTCCAGCAGGTAATTTCTTCAATTTCTTTGCTGGACAGTTCGCCATGTTCAAGCAACTTTTTGAGAGCGTATGTGCGTGTCATGCTTTCCTCAAAACTTGGTTAATTTGTTGACGAATATGTTCAGGCATTGGCACAGCCTTTTGTCTGTCAGCCGCAATCTGGAGCAGCACAGGGTCAGGGCCAGAGTGTTGGGCAGGGACTGTTGTTCGGGCAATGTCAGCAGCTTGTTGGGCAAAAGAAGGCTTTGCACGAATCTTTGCCCAATCCTCCCGAACAGCCTCCATAAACGCCAAGTCCCAATCAAGGTATTGGTATCCGTTCATTTTGGCTTTTCGAGTAAAAGCATCAAGATGCTCATCAAGTTTGTCAAAGCCTTTTTGTTTAGCCCACTCTTTGACTCTCTGGCTAACAGAAAAATCATCTGATATTGAAGTCTTGCGCTTGGGTTTAGCAGGCTTGCCCTGCGTCAATTCTTTCTTGTGTTCTGTGTTTTGTGTAATGTGTTCTGTGTTATGTGTAGCATTGCCTTCGGATTGCGTTCGCAATGCGTTCGCATCAACAACTAAGTCTTTGTTTTTGTTAGACTTTTTGTCCCAACGAGCCTTTGCACTCTGACTTGCCTTGCTAGATTTCTCTCCAGCCTTTGCCAATTCCTTGTTAGCACGATGATGAATCCAACCATCTTCAGTGCGCTCAAAATACTCTCGCAATACGACCGCAATGCAATCGCTATGCGAACGCATACGAATCTGTCTTGCAATTTCAGACTCATTCAAAGGGATTGGGCTTTCGTGAAGGTAGTACCAATCAAGCAAACGCCGATAGGTAAGATCTTCCATCTCAGAAAGATGTTCGGTATGGCTTTTGTAGTCGCCAATGTTAAATTGGTAATAGTGCATTAAAGCAACTCCGCAAATCTCCCGGAAGAAACGCACGGCAGGTGGGGAGTTCACTTTTCCCGAGGCTCATGACTTCCTCGGTAGCCGGGTTTCATCAAACTATACCACCACTTACGCTCGGCTGTAAATAGTGATTGGATTGTTGTGGTTGTACTTTTGTTGAGCAATCACAATGTCACGCCTTGACATGAATGACTGCTCTTTGTTGCGCCAATCAAACGCATTGCCTTTGGACTTGACTGTGCCATCTTCCCATGTTGGGCTGTTCTCTTGTTGCTCAGATGCAACAAGCTCTTTGCCTGTCAGTTTGTAGAAGTAAGCGTTTTTGCCATTGCTTTGCATGACTTTTTTGACCAGCACAATAAACCCTTCAGCAACCAGTGTGTCTCTGATTACAGTCGCAGATACATTAAATTTCGGAGCCAATCGCTTCATGATGTTTCGATGGTTCTTAGGCCCATTTGCAAGTTCATTTAGATAGAAGATTTTGGCTTGTAGCACAGTGTCAGTTCCTTTTTGGTGGTGAGTTCAATAGCCCGAGCCAAGAGTGCAACAGTTGCTGCCTCAAAGTCGCCGGGATCGAAAGTGTACTGTTTGACAGCTTGGATTGCAGTAACGCAAACCTCTTGTGCTGCCACAGTTTCGTGGTGGTCTGGTGTAGTCATACCGCCGAGGTTATCATTGTTGACCTGCTTGTACATAGGGGTAAACACCGATGTTTTTTTTGTTGATGCGTCATAACATGGAGGCTCAACAAGACAGGAGTTCACATGAACACAACATTTTTAACACGGGTTCGCAGCCTGTACTGCATAGATGGTGTGCCAGTTAGCACCCAACGGCACAACTGCCGACAGTGGATCAAATCCATCAGAATTCTTGGCGACAGATGGCTGCTTGCCAAACCAATCAATCGTAAAAGTTAAGGTGTTCAGCCAACCTATTTAATGGCTGTTTTTTTTAGGAGAATGAAATGGGCTTTGTAGCTTCGGATAGTGGTGGTGGTAACTTCAAACGAGTGCCTTCTGGCGTTCATGTTGGTCGTTGCTATTCGTTAATTGACCTTGGCACACAGTTGTCGTCTGGTCAGTATGGCGAAAAATTGCAGCACAAAATTCGTGTTGCTTGGGAGTTGTTTGGTGAGGACGAGGAAGGCAAGCCTCTGACCGTTGAATTTGACGGTAAAGAGATGCCCATGACCATTAGCAAGTCATACACCTTGTCGCTTAACGAGAAGTCTTCGTTGCGTAAGGACTTGCAGTCATGGCGCGGCAAAGAGTTTACTGACGAGGAAGCTAAAGGCTTTGACATCAGCAAACTGATTGGTGCGTACTGCATGGTCAACGTGACCACCAGCGAGACAAACGGCAAGACATACAGCAACGTAGCCAATCTGACTCCACTGCCTACAGCATTGAAGGCCAATAAACCAGCACCTATCCACGAGGTTGTGACGTTTGACTTGGACAATCCTGATTGGGCTGTGTTCGATTCTTTCCACGACAAGCTCAAGGATGCTATTAAGCGTAGCCCTGAGTTTGCCAAGGCTGCTGGTCACTCGGTTGCGCCTACTGGTTTTAGTGACGAACCTGATTTCTGACCATGACAAGCCTCTATCAATTAGCCCACGATTTTCGTGAACAACTTGATGACCTGTTTGACCCAGAAACAGGTGAGGCTTTGCCAGCGTTTGACGAGTTCCGGGTCATGCTCGGCAACAAAGCAAACGCTGTCGCTGCCTACGTTCTTAACTGCGAGTCAGATGCTGAACAAGCAAAAGCCGCCATCAAGCGCATTAAAGCCCTTCAAACGGCCTACGAGCGCAAAGCAGAGAAGTTGAGGGATTACCTTGCCGAGAACATGAAAACGGCTGGAATCCACGAAATAAAGGCTGCTGACGGGTCTTTCGTTGTCAAGCTGTATCTTGACCGTGATGAATCTGTTGTTATTGAGGATGGTGCTAAGTTTACGCCTGAATTGTGCAACGACCCCAAGCCACCAGAGCCAAGCAAAACCAAGATCAAGAATGCTATTCTTGCTGGTGAGCCTGTCGCTGGTGCTTATATTGTTCGCAAAGATCGTTTGACCATTAAATGAAAGGAAACTGAAATGAAAAAAACACTTATTGGTATTTGCCTTGCAACTATTGCAACTATGACTTGGGCTGCTTGCAGCACACACACATATATGATTAACGGACGTACTGTGACTTGTACGACCTGCTGTTACGGCAGTAATTGCACGACCAACTGTTTTTAATTAACGGGCCTGAAAGCGGATGCTGGCTTCTGGGGATTCCCGGTAGAGCGCACCAGTGCAGCGAGTAAGGCCCACCTTACAAGGACAAGACATGAAACTAAAAGACCTCTTTGGCGGTCATCCGCTTGACCTTTTCCCAAGGGTTAGGAAAGACGATCCCATCACATCGTTTGAAGCAGCAGATTCAGCAAAAGAACTGTCTGCAAAGCATTGGAATATCATTGTCGATTGCTTGAAAGAATACGGGCCGCTTGGCAAAGATGGCATTGCAAGACTAACGGGTCTTGATGGCAATCAAGTTGCTCGACGCATGAACGAAATGAAAGTTATGGGCATAGTGTTCTTAACTGGCAAAACAGTCAAATCCGATTCTGGTCGTAATGAAAGAGAATGGACAGTATGAAAGAAACACAATCGTTTGGCATGACAGAGTTTCAGGTCATGCAGTGGGCAGAAGCGCGAGGCATCTATGAAAACGGCACAGCATTAGGCCAAGCAAAGAAAACGCTTGAGGAAGCTGGTGAGTTGCTTGCTGCTGTTGCTGCCAATGACCGTAAAGAAATTGCAGATGCGATTGGTGACGTTGTGGTCACACTGGTTAACGTAGCAGTGTTGACCGACATGGATGTTCGTCAATGCTTCTATAACGCTTACAAGGTCATTGAGCCACGCAAAGGCTACATGAACAAGAACGGTCAGTTTGTGAAGGAGTTGTGATGATTTTTGACCTTACTACTTCTGCCCTTGACAAACAAGTCTCTGGCGACCATTACAAGAACAAAGCCATCCAGCCTGTTGTCTACATCCACGCAAACAATCTTGGTTTTTGTGCTGGCAATGTAGTGAAGTACGTTACTCGCTACAAAGACAAAGGCGGCATTGCTGACCTTGAGAAAGCCAAGCACTACATTGAGTTGCTCATTCAGCTAGAAACAGAGCAATCTCAGCCTGACGCCGTTTAACGAGTCCGGGCAGGACTTTGCCACCACCCTTAGTCCAAGCCATAAAAGCCTCCGCAGCACCCTCCCAATCGCCTCTATTGGCCTTTATTCGGATGGTGCTGCGTTGCAGGTTTCCTAGTCCTGCATTAAAGGCAAAAGAGACAAGAGCGTCAAAAGCGCCTTGACGCCCAACCACGCCGGGAACAAGTCGTAGAACACCACGTTCAAAATTTGCGACATCTTCTCTGAATAGCGCATTGATTTCATCTTTGCTCCAAATGCGGAAATCCTCTATCTGCAAAGGCATCTCTTTACGAATCATTGGTGTGTGCTTATCAGGCACACGCACCACAGGCAATCTGATTTGATCTTGATACAGGACATGACCGTAGCCAATTGTCCAGATGTGGGCAGGGCATAGGTAAGGCTTATTCCTAAACCCTTCGTATCTGTGCATCAGGTCTTCACCTGCCTTGCTCAGTTTCACTTTTTGCTCCACTGGCGGCTACCGAACCAGAACCCGATGATGCCTCCAAGCATAGCCATTTCATCAGAACTGAAAATGATGTCGGAGTAGCGAATCACATCGTCAATGCTGGTAATGAGTTTTGGGTGATTCCACAGGTAGACAGCCATAAATGCGTTGATGGCAACCAGTTCCAACACAAAGATATAGGTCACTGTTGGTCGCACAGTGCCAACATAATTGGACACCCATACGGAAGCCTTGTCCAGCACCTTGGCGTCATGTTCCAGCGCGGCTTCGGTCATTTGCGCTTCAGTCTGCATTGATACTTGCTCAGTGCGAATTTCCTCAATCTTTGCTTGTGCTGCAAAGCCAGCAGCAGCCAGTTGAAGCTCGCGCTCAGTTTGCATCTGAGCCAGAGCCAGTTCATGTTTCTGGTCAGCCTTGTTCTGAAAGTACTCAAGCAGTTTGGGAAGACCGGAGATCAGCAGACCTCCAAGAGTTGAAATAAGTGAAAGCATCAGTTGCCCCTTTTGGTTAGCATTGCGCTGGCAATCTCCAGCATGAATTTGGTTTGCTCAATGTTCTGTGGTGGCTCTGTCCAACCAACAGTGATCTGCCCAACAAACTTATAGCTGTCTGGTGGAACACTTACCCTGCAAGTGTAGGCCACACCCTTCTCCAAGTACCACAGACCTACCTCAGACTGAGCATAACGATACTCACCGCAGGGAATCTCGTTAGTCATCAACTTGACAACATCCGAATTGTTGGCTGCGTTCTGACTGAATAAGCCTACATCAATGTCTTCAATCGTCTTGTCCCTGCCATCCTTGGTGTACGCTCTATACAGTGTTCTGCTGTTGAACAGTGGGTTGACTTTAAAGACTGCCACCACTGTAGCCCCCGTTCGCTTAAGAAGCATGGAGCTTGCATCATCTACCCTTGAGGTGTTGATCTCTGGCAGTTTCTGAGATTCTTTGTAGGCATCCCTCATGAACTCTTGGTTTTCCCAGAGGAAGTACCCTGCAAAGGCCACAATGCCCATAATGAGAATGGCAAACAGTTTGAACGGCGAGTCCACATACCCAAGCACTTTGTCCAAGGTTGAGTTGGCGTTCAGCTTTTCGTCGCTCATTTTCGGACGTACAACATATAAAGAATGATGCCGTAAATAAGCAGTGCAGCCAAGACCAGAGACGCCATGCTGATGGCGATGTATTCAACAAGCTGAGCCAGCTTTTCCTTGCGTCTATGTGCTTCGCGTTCTGCTTCTTCTTTGGCCTCTCGGCGTTTACGGGCAGCAGCAGCTTGGAACTTCTGCCAATCAGCCCACATGCCCGGACGACCAGCGTAGACCATGCGCTCGCGCAACTCCTCTTCCTGTTGGCGCATCTGCTCCAGCGCCATGAACTCCTCAAGGTCAGAGCCGCCACCCTTCTTGTTGGCACTCTCTTGAATCTTGGCCTTGTTGTCGAAGTAATCAAAGACCCGTGAGCCGAGCTGATGCAGCTCCTTGCCGTTAGCCAGAGCACCTTTTATTACTGCAAAGGCTGCATTGGCAGCGGCAATTTCGGCAATCATCGCAACACCTCAATAAATACTTTGGCGCACCAAATGATAAGCCCTACCAACAGGACCGCAGCGATGAAGCTGACGGCCCAATCTTTCATTTGAGTATCCACACAGCGGAGAATATCGTCCCGGCCATTGACAAGATCATGACACCAGCGGTCTTCATCATGATGCCTTCAATGCGCTTTAGCCTTGCATTGATCTGCTCGTAACGGATAGCGCAGACTTCTTCGTGTGTTGACAGTCTTGCCTCAGTGGCGTTAATCGTGCTCATTTCATCCA